GAAAAGGTATTGCTCGACCAGAGGATGAAGGGCCACTGAAGATGCCTGGATTTGTAACAGATGAATCTAAATTATATGAAACAGTCGCATTTCCCCCGCCTGGATTTGTATTTACGCCAGTAATCACAAATGATTCATAATTATAATCTGAAGAATTAAATCCACTTCCTGTTGATCCAATTCCAATATTTTCAACGTATAGTGGATCACCTAATGTAAATGGATATGTTGAAGTATTATACTCACCTTCTAAGGTTAAAGTTACAACAGGTGCAGCGTAAGATAAATTCTTAACTTTAACACCATTAGTATTATTGGTTGCAACTATCTTTGGATTTGTATCATATAAAGAGTTTGTATTTCTAAGTATTGTCACCTTAGAGACAGATGTTCCCTGCAATTCTGAAACTGTGACAATATCTGTATTTACTTGACCAGTAACACGATCAATCACAATAATTCTTGGAGGTTCTAAGTAATTTTTACCACCAGAACTTATTCCAATATTAGCAATTGTGGATAATCTGTCTAATCTTATAATTTGTGGTAACTGAACTGATGGTTGAATTGTTTTGTCAGCTGAATAATCAAATCCAATATTCTTGGTAGTATATCTCTTTAAACTACCTGTCTCCGTACTGTTAAATCTTACAATTCCACCAACACCTTGAGTTGATGCGATTGAAGTCACAACAGGTATTGTTCTATAGTTTCTACCCTTTGAAACAAATTGAATCTTGTTAATGGGGCCAGATGCAGTTGTAGATGAAGTTGAATACTTTAACGTTACAGCTTCATTTTTTGTATATCCATCTTTTTCTGGTTGTCTTGGGAGATTAAATGTGAAAGTTGTACTTCCGATTCCAGTTATATTGTAAGTTCCATTATATTCACTGTCTGTTATTTTTAATGTTGAGAAGTTAATTATATCTCTGTCAACCACTGGATTTCTTTTATCATCAGCATCAATGTCCAAATTAATTGGAGTTAACTTATAAAATAATTCTTCTGGAGTATTCTCTGTTAGAGACAAATCAACTCTAGCAGTGGTTGTAACTCCTACTGTTCCAACACCAACGACTTGGAATCCACCGTCCTCAGAGTTATTATAATATGGATTAGTGAAGTTAGGATCTCTAAAGAAATTGAAATCAAAAATTTGTGTTTTCTTTCCAGATACCTCTTGTGTAAGAGACGTATCAGATACAGCAAATCCAACTTTATACCCTCTTGTCAAATTAAGTTGTGGATTGATTAATGCTACAGTGTGATCATCACCAGCATCTGTAATAGTAATTGTGTCTGGTATTAATTTTTTAGATTTGAAATTAGTTTCACTTAATTTGAATGAATTATCGTCGATTCTAACTACAAAATAAACATCATTATTAACTAATGGTGTAGCTGGATCTGTTGATTTATAAATGATTTTATCGCCAGTATGGAATCTATGATCATTTAAAGTAATTACAGATGTAGTTGTGTTAACACTAGATGAACCGAAGGATTTTGAATTTATAATTGTTCTCTTTGTTAGATCATCATATTCAACATTGAATGAAGTTGATATGCCTGGAGTTAAAGATATGGATACTGAATCATTTTGTAGTAGATTATGATTTTCTTTACAAATTACTGTCCCTACAACTTTTTCAACAAAACCAGTAATCTCTTCCCTTTGAGGTTTGAAACTATGTTTTACACCAGCTCCGTGACCACTAAAGAAGAGTTGATAAGCTGTTGATCCAATACCAGTTATTGATCCTGTTGATCCAATACCTAACGGATTAGTTGATATTCCTAAGAAATTTCTACCCTCATTAATAGCAAAAACTGGAGAGTTATTTGGAAGTGCAAAAGTTGAAATACCATTATAAACATTTAATGATGTTCCATCACCATTTGAATATAAAAGCTTTTCACCTGTTTTGAATCCATGTTCTTGTAAGAAAATTTGCTGAGTAGGAACAAAGGTTGAACTGATTCCATTTCCAGAAACTTTATATGTATATACAACAGTGTTACCAACTCCAACTCCAGCAGTTGAACCAAGTGAAACACTTTCAACTGGATTAAAGAAACGTGGAATGTTAACATTTGTTATAATATTGGTGTTTATTCCAATGTTAAAATTAATCGATCTATTTAAAGAGGTGACAACATTTCCAGCACTGTGAGCTGTGCCAAGAACTCCATCGAACTCTCTTTGGACTCTTACTTTTCCATTTACATTATCAACATTCAATACTAACATTCTCTCAGTTGATATTCCTAAAATATCATTTGCATTAATGTTTCTAGCGCTTAAATCACCTGTTATATCAATACTGGTAACGATTCCTGTAGCACCTGTAGTTCCAAGACCAACATTTAAAAGATATCTTGATGTACTGAATCCTATTCGATGTTGACCATCAAGTCTTCTAAGTGTATCTGTAGATAACCCAGATACGTTGATAACGTCACCAACAAATAATCCGTGAGGTTGCGATGAAAGACCTATTACATTTCCAGTGCGATTGTCATAACTAAAAACAACATCTTCAACTTTTATCACTGTAGATGCAATTGATACTATTTCTTTTCCATCAATTACTGATATTTTTGTTGATAAACCACTTCCATCACCTAAATTTTTAATATTTAATTTTTCGTTAACTTTATAACCAGATCCAGCACTCTCAATCTCATATTGATTAATTTTACCAGAGGATGAAAAATTAACTTCTATTTCTTGTAAAACTTTTTTACGACTATCAAATATTCCTTCATACTCTGATCCAGCAGCATCAAGTTTATATGGATTAGTATTTCTTCTAAGATTTAAAGTATTCAGATCAATATTTTGATTATTTGTTTCTACAAAATTCCAATCATCAGGTTTTGCAGCAAAATTAACACCAATTAAATATGGGAAAGCTGGAGATCGGAAATTTTTAAATGTTCCACTTGTTTCGTTTTCACTTGGATTAATTGTTGCAAAGTAGGCATAAGTTCCCTTTGGATAATCAGGTGTAATACAATATCTTCCATTATTTTCATCAAGATCACCATTTGCAAGATAATCATAATCTTCAATAAAAAATCCAAGTGGGAAAGTTGATATTGGAGGGCCATTCTCTCTTGATGTTTTAAGAGAGTAACTAGATCTCATAATTCTAACAGCACCACCATCTTTACGATCATATCCATACGGGCCATATATTGGATTTCCGTCATAAGCCCAACCAATAATCGGTGAGTGATTAAGAGATACTTGCTCTGCGTTGTTTAAAATATTTAAGTCATTTGAAGCATAATCAATAGTTCCATCACTATTTTTTGATTTTAATATTTTTCTAAGACCTCTTGGTGCGTAGAATGATGTAAACTTAATACCCTCATCATTATCACCACGACTCAAGAATCCATCATCATCATAAAATATATCCTCATATCGTTTAACATTATTAACTGACCAAGATCTAATTTTTGGTAAGAATACAGCTCCTGTGCCAGGCAAATTTTCTTGAACTCCAACTAAAGATGTAGTATATCCAACTCCTCCATTTTTAACTGTAACAGAATCAACTCTTCCATTTTTAATTGATGACACTAATTTTGCACCTACACCATCTCCCAAGATCGTTAAATCTGGAGTAGATGTATATTCACCACCAGAACGAGTTACAATTACGGACTGTATTTTTCCATTTGTAACAATAGCCTTGTATTCTGATGAAGAACCAGAAGAAACTCTTACTGATGGAGGAATACTGAAATTAAATGTTGTGGATGCACCATAACCTATTCCCGACTTTTCAACGTTCACAGAGGTAATAGAACCCCTTACAATGGGATTTATGATTGCATTGTAGTCTTCACCATCGCTATTGTTGAAAGTTGTTCCAACACCCACAGATGTATTAATACCTATGACTCCCTCTACAGAAACTTGAATTGGTGGATAGTTGAATATGTGTTCTCCTGATCCTACAGATGTAAGTCCAACAAACTGTTTAGTTAAATAATTTGCATTTGATAAAGTGGTTCCAATGCCAGCAGATGCCAATCTAAATTGACTATCATTTATCTTTAAAACATAATAATCTTGATCAGTATCTAAACCACCAATTTTAACTTCATCATTTGAATATCTAATTATTTCGCCATCCTCAAATCCATGATTTGTGTATTCAATAAAATCAGAATATGTATTAATTCCAGATGTGGGAATTAATCTTCTCTTGTTTTCATATCCTTCGCCAGGATTTTCTACAATAACATCACCTAAAACTAATTTTTTATTTAAACTTTGAAGTCTTTGAGATCCATCTGCAAAACCTGTGATATTAATTAAATTTGATTTTGTTAAAGCATCATTTTTTGTATTTGCTAATTTAACTGTTGATGCATTTACCCTTGATACAAAATAGATAGATTCATCAACAAGTCTTTGATCTGGAGTTTCTTGTATTCCAGTTGTTGTGATTCCAGCACTTGCAATACCAATTGCACCTGTGTTGAATGTTTTATAAATTACAGCTTCTCCATCACGGAACTTATGAAATGTTCCAAATCCAATAGTGTCCTCTGAAATATTAATTGCGTTACCAGTCGAAGATGCATCAAAGTCGATAAAATGATCTATCTGTCTTAGTCTTGATCTTAAAACTGCATTTTTACCATTACCACCTGTGATTTTAATAACTGGGGGTTCAGTATAATCGAAGCCTGGATCTATGACATCAATTCTATCAATTTGACCTTTTATAACAGCTGTCGCACTCACTCCAGCACCTGCTAAACTTTCAACAGTGATTTTTGGTGGATTAATAATATCATATCCAGATCCTCCTCCTAATACATCAATTGACTCTACACCACCAAATTGAATAACATCACCTGATTTATAATTAGATATTTCAGTTCCATTTACCAATATTCCAGTAGTGCCTGGTATAGTTTGATACTGATTACCGTCAAATGAAGGTGTTAACGGAATCCTCTTTAGTAATTTTTGATGATCTAATTTTTTATTTGCTAATTCTGGAACTGATATTTTAAAAGTTCCATTTCCTGTTGCATTTACAAAGTTTTCATTAATCAAATCAGGTAGTGAGTTTGCAAGACGAATATTATTAGAATCAACACGACTTATAAAGTAATTGTTTCCATCAATTAATTGACCTAAGAAACCACTAATGGCGTTATATGTTACCACCTCTCCAGAGTAGAATCCATGATCAGCAGCACCCTCTGTAACCTGTATCAATTGTATAACGTCTCCGCCAGTGGCGCCAGTCCACGTTATAGACCGATCTGGCGCTACTATAGGTTCATTACCTAAACTTGGTAATGACGGAGAAGCGACATACATATTATCATTTGATTCTTCATAAACATTTTGAACATCAACAGTATATTTTGTAATATTATCATGAAGTGAACTATTACCTCTTTTTATTTTTCTTCTTATAAATGCGATAGTAAACTCATTAACGCCAGGCAAATCACCTAATATTAAAGTAGAACTGTTAATTGTACTAAGAACACGACCTAATCCAATTACATTTGAATTAGCATCTAAAACCTCAACTGAATCCTCTTCTAATAACTTATGATCTGATTGAGTAACAATATTAAAACTACTTGATGATACCTTAGTAACAGTCTTCGGAGTTTGTTTTACAGTTGTATTATAAACCCAAGATCCGAAATTAGAGTCCTCAGAACTTTTATTAATACCAAAAGTACCAACTCTAACTTTATCTCCCTTATTAAAGTAATAAGTTTCTTTTGGAATTGGAAAATCCTTTAAAACACCAGTAATTAAAACCTCTATTTTATTTGTTCCACTTGCAAATGAATAACCATAAGCGACATTGTTATATCTAACATCATCACCAATACTCTGAGTATCTAGAGCTGAAGATATTCCTAAGAATTGATTTGAAGTTTTACTTGTATAAGTTACAACACCAGCAGATGTAGCTGTTGGTAATGATAATGAACCACTTGTAGGAAATCCAACTGTTGTATCAACTGTCATCACAGTTGAACCAATTGAAATTGGATCAGTGATACGAGTTCTGCCTGGAACTTTAAATTGACCTTCTATCGAATCTTTTGATATACTTATCTGATAATAGTGATCTCCATCAACGACAAAATCTTTTACATCGGATATCGCACCAGAAGCACCAAGAATGTTTTTGTCATTCTTATCTAAATCTTGAAAAAGTGTTGATCCCTTTAAATTTCTTGGATCTCCTTTAATTGCTTTAACTACAAAATCTTGTGCAAATCCATAATCTGCATCTGAGGGTTTAATTAAAAACTCAGATGGTTTAATAATATTAACCTCTTCACCATATAATGCTCGAAATAGAATTTTATATGATTCATCTGTTCCTTTTGTTTTATAAAAATCTTTAACTTGACGGATAAACTTAATCTGATCTAAATCACTGTCTAAAGATCTTTTTTCAAAACCACTTGCAAATGTTGTTTTTAACTTAGTAAAAAATTCACGAATAAAAAGATTCGACAAATTAAAAACTTTTGTTCCACCAGTATGTGCGATACCTGTTGTTGTCTTAAAAGATAACAAATCAGGTCGAGTAGGTTGATCCATTGAATCAACGCCACTAAACCCCCTCACACACCCTGTAAAGGACGTTGTTCCGATTCCAGTATAAGTAATGATCTCATCATCTATTTTAAGTAATCCATATTTGTTTGGATAACCTCTTGTACTATCAACAAAAATTGTGTCTGAAAATCTTCCAACATCTGTTGATAATCCAGTATATTCTGTGAGTGCAGCACCAACATATGTTTGTAATTTAGTATATCTGTCAAGATTCTCAGCAATATTAATTGATCCACCCTGATACTCTTGGGAGATATAATATTGCTTCATAAAATCCACAAAGAGTGGACTTTCTGACTGCACAAACTCAGGTAACTGATTTTCAATTACCTGATTGATTTCAACTCTTTGTATTGAGGTATCTATCATTAATATCCGCTAGAACCAGAACCAGATCCACCACTTGATGTAGATGGAGTAGATGTTGTTGAAGTTGTCATAGTCGAGGTATATGTCGTGCCTGATGAAGTTGTTGTCGTTGTTGATGATGAAGAAGCAGTTGATGGAAGAACTGAATCAGCACTTGCAACTGGTGATTTTGAATTTCGAGTATAAGTTGGTGTGTAATAACTATGAACGTGAACGAATCGAGATCCAGACGTATTTTCACCTGATGCAATTAAATCTTGAACAGTCTTGATCGTTGTATTTGACATATTAAAGTTAACATACAAGTCTTTTAAACCAACAATGTCATTTGAGTGAGGAATTGCTTGAATTTCAATTACGTTATTTGCAATCACTGTTGAAGTTATATTTACAGTATCTATGAGGATTTCACCGTGCATATAATCAACTGTTCCAGCGTTTTTCTTAATTACTGTTGGAGTTCCACCCTCTGTGTATGTAAAGAAGAAGATACGACCTTTATCACGATTGATTGACTCATCTGCAAGATAAACAGTTCCAGCAACACCTTGAATTGTGAATCCTGTTGAGACTACGTTGTAAGATTTCTCTTGAACATGGAACATATTACCAAAACACACTTCATATTGAGCAAATTTACCAATTTCTGATATTAAATTTCTTCTAATCAAAACTCTTGTGATATTTGATGTAATTGATGAGTCTACAGTATCGATTAATGATACAGCCTTACTATATTTAAATCTACCACCAAATTTATTGACATCTATCGAACGTGAGTATTGAGTCAATGCATTTGAGATACTTGTTTTTAAATTTTCTGGATCATCATTCAAATTAGGGTTATAATATGCAGAGGTTTGTAATTCAACATACAAATACTTAAGATCAATGAATTCTGGAACAATTCCAGCAACTGCGTAACTCTTTAACTTTTGAATTAAGTCTCTTTTTGTCTGATCAGATAAAAAATCACCATTTCGAGGTTTTACGGAGATAAAAACCTTTCCAAAACGAGGTGGACTCAACTCTTCACCACCATAAGCAGTTACAGACTCAACATTTGGGTAAATATACGCTAAAACCGACTCATAATCAGAGGAAGTGACTGCACGATACTGAGAAGAGTAAATTCGGGGTGCATAATACTTAATTGACGATATAGATTCAATCTCATCACCATCTCTTGACTTTTCTTCAGTTGTAACAAGACCAATTAACGCTGGATTTATCTCAGCACCATCCTGATTTGTAATATTTCCAACAAAACTGAACTCAGAAGCACCATTTCCATCTTTTCCGTCAGTTGTGATGTAAGAAACATTAATAAAGTTACCATTTGACAACTTTCGACCAATTACATTATCACCAAAGATCAATTCATACCTTTCGTCTTCAATTTCTTGTAAAAGATATGAAGATGATGTTGATGTGATACCAATAATGTTATCAATTTGTTTATATGTAACAGTAGAGGATGAAGATGAAGAAGGTTTGACTTTTACTTTGATTGTAGATGTATCAATGAACGAATTATCAAGAATATATCTTTGATTGAACAATGAAGTGTCAACAGTAAAGTCTTGTGTTACAAAATTACCCTCATATATCTCAATATTGTTAAATTGAGCAATGCCATTGACAACTGGGATTGTAATATCCTCTGGAATGCAAAATATGTAATTTGTATTTGTTCCAGAACCATTACAAACAACGCCAGCGTTCAATGTAAGTGTTGAAGTCTCTGTAAGACCACTTACAATGAAGGAAATCCTTGCTCTTGCAGATTTACGAGATCTTGGAACGTATCCAATGTTTCTAGCAAGCGAAACGACATTCTCTCGAAGTGTAGCGGAGTCGAGAAAACACTCGTTTGCTGCCATATTGGTATTATATGCAGTCGTGTAAGTATTATATGCTAACGCATCAATTATAATTGAAAGGTTTGATCCTTCAAAATCATAATCAGTAAAATTTGTATTAGCTTTCAGATAGTCTCTGATTGAGACCTTGATTTGATCGAAATCTAAATTAACGTATTGTCCAAATGCCATTATACTCTAGCTGGGAATAAAAGAACATCTACTTGTTGTGGTGGAGCAGGGATTCCAACAATATCATATTGAACTGTGACATTCATTTCATTTGAGTCAGGATAAATTGACACAGTTACTTCAGTATTTGCAATTCTTGGTTCATAATTAAGTAAAGATTGAGTAATTTCGTCTGAAACCTTCATCTCACTTAAACCTGTGTTCAATTCAAACAAAGATTCGTTAATAACTGAACCAAATAGAGGTTGAAATGGTTTTTCACCAAGAATTGTGAAAATTATGTTTTTTATAGACCTTTTAATAGCGTCCTCATCATTAATTGACACCACATCATTCGTCACAGGATGACGTTTGAAGGATAAGTTAATATCTTTGAATGCTCTTGAAGCCACTATTTACACAAAAAAGTTTCTTATTTTTATTTATACCGCTTTTTTTATCTTTTTACGACTCGAATTCGATAATCAACAGAGTCTAAAGCGTTAACAATATATTTAGCGCCAATTCGTGGGTCTTTTTCGCCGCAAGTGAAGAAATCTGCGCTCAAACAACCCAATTCAGGCCAAGAATGACAAGAAACGTGACTTTCCGACAGTGCAAAAAGCAAAGTTACACCACATGGACTGAATTTATGTGTATATTCATTCAAAATTGTCATCTCTGACTTCAAAATCGCACGAGTAAAGATGTCACGAAGGAAATTTAGACTATTTAAGTCATCAAAATACCCATCGTAGACATCTAAGAGCAAATGCTCACCCATTTTATCCCAATTCTGGCTCATTTAAGTCAATTTTAAAGTCACCACCGTAAAAATCAACGTTTATATCAGTACCTCCAGCTCCTACTTCAATATTTTCTGACCTTTCTTTCGCTGTTTTCCAAAAATAATTCTCTTCTGACCCCAATCCATCACGGTCATGACCGTTTTCCACCTGATAATACACGGTTGATACCTTAAAATCGGGAATCTTAGGTGTCTCAGGAGTGATACTGTTGTCATATATCCTCATTCTGTTGTTTGGATAGAGACAAAACTGTCCATT